AACCAGGAGAAGGTGCAGAAGGACCTTGAGACGTACTATCGCCGCAGGGTGGAGGCTCTCGGAGTCAGCCCAAAAGATATTGATACCATTATCTACGATCCCTATACGGGGCTTGCCGGAGAGGCCGAAGCCTGGCTCAATTCAGTGCCTGCAGCGGCTTCCCATTCGCCGGCTTTGCGGGAAACCGTTCCCGCATCTGGGGGCACCGTAATAGCCCCAGCATCAGGGCAGAAAACACGACTCAGGATGGACAGAAAAGGCAATCTGCTGAACTGACGAGGGAAAGGCCATGACTGACAGTTACAGAATCATCACTCTCCCCGACGGGCGTGAAGCTGAGGTCCCCGCGGACATTACTGAAGCTGAAATCGCCGCCATCAGAGACAAATATCAGCCAGCATCTGCTCCCCACAGAAACGCAGCGGGGGGCCTTACCTGGACGGATGCGCTCCTCAACGGCATGCGCAATCTGCCTGCGTCAGCGGTCAATGTACTCACCGATACGGCTGATGCCTTCCTGCATCCCGTGGACACGGCGAAGGCTCTCGGAAAGACTGCCGGGGGCTATGCGGCGAAGCTGATTCCCGGCCGGCAGGAATGGGAGGATAACGCGGACGCCATGACTCAGTCCTTTAAGGACCGCTATGGCTCTATTGATAAGCTGAAGTACTCTGTCGCGTCCGATCCCGCCGGCGTTCTCGCCGATGTCTCCACTGTACTGACCGGAGGGGCCGGAGCGCTGAGGGGGCTCGCCAGAGGAGCCGGTACGGCAACGCGCGCTGGTTCCGCCCTCAGCCGGGCTGCGGGGGCGGCTAACAGTCTGGCGGCCGCCACAGATCCAGTGTCCGTGCTTTCCAAAGCAGGAGAGTTCGCCACGCGGAAGGGTCTCGGGTTCTCTCTTCCCGAGAGACTCTACCAGAGCGCTCTCGGCATTAACACAGGCTTTAGCAACAACAGTAAAGCCAGATACTCACCCCAAGAGGTGAAGGACATGCTCTCCGTCGGTCTTGAGGAGAGGATCCCTGTTACCAGGAGTGGGTACGGGAAGGCATACAGGAAACTTGGCGCCCTTGGTGATGAGCTGAGGGCCAGCGAAGAAGCCGCGGCGAAGGCCGGTTACACAGTGGACACGGATAAAATCCTTGAAGCTGTCAGCGCGTCCCCGCGCAGGGAGGAGCTGGCGGAAAACGCGACTCCGTTAAAAGACCTGAACAACTATGACGATGCCGTGACGGAATGGTACGTTACCCACGGCGACGACAATAGAGACATCGCCAAAGCCCAGGCGACGAAGCAAGCGGTATACCGTAACTTTGAAAAGCGGTACCAGAATAACGCCAGCCCGAGCACGAATGGGAATATAGAGGCGAACAAAGCTATCGCTCACGAACTGCGCAACGGCATAGCTGACACTCTCGAACGGGCCATAGCGGACGGGGAAATAGTCCCTCTCTCAGGGGGGCGGAGCGTACACGAACTGAACGCGCGAGAGGGGGCCCTGATGGACCTCGGGAACAATATCGAGCGTTCCGTGCTGAGAAACGGCAACAAAGGGATGATGGACTGGCTGGCTGCCATGATTACGGCCGCCGGGACGGGGAGCCTGAAGGCTGGACTTGCCGCTGGTGCAGGTAAACAGTTTCTGACTTCCCCCGGAATTCGTTCCAGGATAGCCTTCCTGGCTGACAGCGCTGCCAGGAACGGCAACCCTGCCAGGGGGCTCCTCGGGCTGATGCGTCAGGGGGAGAACGCTTGGGTTGAGGATGAGCTTCTCAAAAGGGGACGGTAGATGGCGGGGCTGTGGTGGAAAGTGCCGGGAGGGCTCCTCGGCCTCATTGCTGGAGGAGCCGTTGGTTCTGTGGGCGGACTCGGGCCCTCGATGGTGACCACAGCCCTCACTTCAGCCATGAGAGATCCGTGGCTCAAAAGTCGGACAGCGTTCTGGCTGCACAACCCCCAGAATCTGCTCAATGCGAGAAGACGCGCGTCCACTGCTTATCTCGGCGGAAGAGTCGCTGATATGCCAGGCATGGACCAGACTTCTCGGGAATTCCGCCAGCAGGTTCTGGATGGCCTCCTCGGCGCCATGGCCAGAGGTAACTAGGCGAGAAAGGAAAAATAAAATGCCAATATCCGATTACAGCACCACCGCAGACAACAATATATCCATCAGCTCAATCAACATCGCCGAAGGATGCATGCCGTCAAACGTCAACAATGCGATCAGACAATTGATGGCCGACCTGGCGCAGTACAAGGTAGACGTTGACGCCGCAATCGCAGCCGCGGTGAGCACGGCCTCGGCCAACTTCGACAAGTATTTTCCCAAGGGCTGTAGGACCCTATTCCAGCAGAAGGCCGCTCCTCCCGGATGGACGAAGGTCACGACATATAACGACTGCGCCCTGCGCCTCACCAGTGGCGACAGTATCACCACGCGCACAAACGGGTACAGCTTCTCCGGCTGTTTTGCCTCTGGCAGAGGTACGAACTCCACCAGCATCAGCATGGGGGTCTACAATACAACCCTGACTGTCTCTCAGATGCCGGGGCATACTCACGGCCTCTGGGAGCTCTTCGTTGATGCCGGCGGCGGCGGATGGGACGCGTGGGCTGTGGCCAGATACGGCGGGCAGAACGGCAGCGGATCCTACTATGGAAACGCAGTCGGCTACACCGGCGGCAATGGCAGTCACGGCCACGGCACGTGGAACAGCGCCCACAGCCATGTCACAGACCTCAACGTCAACTTCATCGATGTCATTTTGTGCGAGAGGAGCTAGCCATGGCGGGATGTCCCTTTAGGGGGTTCGATGAGTGCCCCGAGCACTCGAAGAAAGGCGGGTGCGCTCTCTGGATGAGCTACAGTGGTGGGAAGGACAGCATGCAGTCGTCCTTCGAGGGGTGCGCGCTCACTCTCACCCCAATGCTCCTTCTTGAGCAGACGAACGTCTCTGGTCTGATCGCCGGAGAAGTCTCAAAGGTCGGAGCCGAAGTCTCGGCCGCCCGCTGTGAAAACATCGAAGAAGGACGGGCGCTGCGGGAGCAGTTCTTCACTTTGGCGAGCGGGAAACCCCGCCTCGTACACGCTGACCACGCCAGGACTATAGCCCTGACCGGGCACAAGGAGGAGTAGCATATGAGAGATGATGTGACTGTTATTCCGGAAGATGAGCTCATCGCCGTGGATGGTACGGCGTATACCTTCAAATGGGTGCCCGTAGCAGGGCATGAGGCTATGCACGCGCTCCAGTGGCACGGCGGGAAAGGTGCCATTGAGTGGAAGGACGGGACGCACACAGAGATAGGATCTGGCGACTATGATGCCAAAGTCGGCCCCTATGTTCAGTTTTGGGAGACGCGGGACAAAGCCGTAAAAGCCGAGGAGGCAGCCAGAAAAGAAGCCTACCTGTCCCCAGAAGAGACGGGCAAGCGGGTAAGAGCTATGCGCAGCATGAGACTTGCGGCCACAGACTATCTGCTCCAGCCGGACTACCCAGAGCTGACGGAGGCATCCATGGCGGCCGTCAGGGCATACCGCAAAGCTCTGCGGGATCTGCCAGAGCAGGCCGGCTTCCCCTGGACGGATAGCACGGTTCCGTGGCCCGGCGAGCCGGTCATCACCATCAGGGAGCAGTAGCCATGGCGGTATCCGACTGGTCGGCAACAGCCGACGAAAACACGTCCATTGATGGGATTAACATCGCCGAGCATTGCCCGGCCAAAAACATTAACAACGCTATCCGGTCAGTGATGGCCGCGCTCAAAAACAAGTGTGACGCCCTCGACAGCACAGATAACACATTGCGGCGCGGCGCGGTCATCGGTGAGATCCGCTGGTTCGCTATGTCCACGCCTCCGGAGGGGTGGCTAGTCTGCAATGGGGCTGCCGTGGGTACGTCTGATTACCCCGCTCTGTTCGCCGCAATTGGGAAGACTTTTACGCCGCGATTAACAAGTACAGACCCAGACGTAAAAAACCCGGAATACAGTGATCCAACAGTATTCCGACTGCCCAACCTGATTGGTAAAGTCCCGTGGGGATCTACGTCTGTAGGCACAGTCATTGAAGCCGGATTGCCGAATATCACAGGTTTTTTGGGGGATAGCTATGGACCCTCTGGATCTTTCTGGGGGGTTTACGGTGCTTTTAGAGAGAGGAAGACTGGCAAGCGTTTCAAGAGGACCGAAGACACCAATACCGCGCCGATGGATATTGATTTTAATGCTAGTTGGAGCAACCCCATTTATGGCAAGTCTTCCACCGTTCAGCCGCCCGCCCTCTGCCTTCTCCCCTGCATTCGTTATGAATAGGAGGCCTTAATGCAAGCATATATGTATTCACCCACTACACATGAGTTCCTCGAATCGGTACTCTGTTTCCCTGACCCCGTAAGGTCTCGGATAGAAGGGCGTGAGGTGTACCTCCTCCCGGCTAACTCCACATTTACGGCACCACCGGCCAAACGCACCGGGTACACTGCCCTCTGGACCGGGGCGGGGTGGACTGAGACAGAAGATCACCGGGGGTCAAAGTACTGGCCAAAAGGTGCCCCGTACAACAGCTCCCCCGTGGAGATGAAGGAGCTGGGGCCGCTTCCTGACGGCGCATCGCTGACGCGCCCGGAGCAGACAGCAGAAGAAAAGGCCGCTGAAGAAGAACGGCGCAAGCAGGCAGAGGCCGAGGCGGCCCGAGTGCCTGATCTAGAGGCCGCTGTGGCTGAGCTGGGCATGACTTCCGCCTCCGACAAAGAAGAATCG